TTGAGCAGTTCTTTTAGTTCAGTCAAATCTAATTTGACAGTTGCTTTGATTTCTTTATCCATTCGTTTTTCCTCCAATACATAAATTAATAGACAGCAGCATACGAAGAATTCAGAAGGAGTTGAGTTCACATCCTTTTCTTCATATTTGCTGCTATCTATCGAAGCTTAATTTAAAACGATGAGGGAGATTTCCTCCCCTACATTTTATTTTGTCTCAGACCTATCACTAATCTTTCGACACTATCATAATATCACTGGTAAACGGCTAAAAACCGCCATCATTCCGCCAAAAAACCGCCAAATTATTTATAAGTGATTATTTTCCCATGTCTATATGCTTCTGCGAACTCGATCAATGCTTCTGACTTCATCCGTTGAATGCTTCTCTCTGAATAACCAATCTCACGACTTATCTTATAGTTTGAGAAGTTTTCAGGCACGCAGTAGCAATAGTAAAGTATTTGTCGACTGTTTATACTCAATGCCATCAAAGCCGCTAGAATCGCATCTCTCTCTGCTTCTATATCCATCATCTGAATGATCGCGTCTTCTGTCTTATTGCCATGCTTCGGTGCCTTAGGCATATCCGTAATAATCGGCGACTTAATATCTATCAAAGAGCGACCTGCCATCCGCTCCAAACGCCGAAAGTTCTTCAGCACATCTCTCGCATTACATCTTGTCTGTTTGAAATCTACCTCTCGTAACAATTGCACCAAGTCAAACCGCTCCTTTATGTGATATAATAAACTTGTCTGTTTTATTACATCAGTCGGAGCGATCCGGCTTTTTTTATTTGCCGAGTTACACTTCTCGACTTACATAGCTCACAATAGCTGCATAGTAAGTTGTATAACCGGCCATAAAAGCCGTTAAAGATATATGCTGAATTTCTTTATTCTTTGCAAAATCATTTAATTGTTCTTCTAATTCATAGCGTGTGTCCTCTTCAAAGATTTTAAATTCCATTGTTTATAACCTCCATATCCACCAATCTCACCACTGCTAAATTCTCTTTACTTTTCGCTAACCACTTATCACATTCCATCGTGTTTTCAATACGAATGATCGCTGAGTGATTATAGACGTGTTCTACATATCCTCTGAACGGATAAACGAACTCTTCTGCTTCACAGCGAACCATGTCACCGACTTTGACTTTTGGTTTCTTACGTGTTATAGGGTTCTTTGTCGGCATATCTAGCATTAAACCGCCGATACCGTAGCTACTAGCGTAAAATCCGTCTTTTAGTTTCATCTTTCTGCCACCTCTTCCACAGGCACAGCAAATGCCCAATATCTTTCATCAATTATTATGGACGGTTCAATATCTATACTTTTCAAAGTCGCACCACTGATTGTACCTGCAGTTATTTTGCGCTCTTCACTCACATTCATTCCTCACTTTCTGCTATCACGTCGGATAGTGGACTAAACAAATTCAACTGCCGTCCTATAAGATAAGGGATAAAGGGATGTTTTCTAACATCTCACTTTTCGCCCTTTGATATATATCTTTCTTGATTTCAAAACCGTATGCATTCCTATTCATCTCCACAGCCGCTCTTATAGTTGAGCCGCTACCTGCACAAGGATCAATCACCACATCTCCATAATCGGTAAAAATATCTATTAGTCTTTTAAGGACAGGAATAGGTTTTTGAGTTGGATGTATTTTGGGATAGCTTCGATCTAAATCCCAATGAAACCAGTTTTTAATCATCTTTCCGTCATTGTTAAATTTAGGCAACTTATCTCGATATAAAACCAAAGCATACTCTGTCGCACCAACAATCTTCATGTTTGCTTTTAAAACTTGGGGAGACGTGTCCTTTACGAAAATCAAAGGTATATGCCCTTTAAACCCATATCTTTGACCATACTCTATAACCATCTGCAGTTGTTGGAATGCACAGAAAACTATCATACAAGGAGCTTTTCCTTTCTCTTTGGGCTCTTTAATCAACATTTTTGAACAAAAATGCATAAATTCAGCCACTTTGAAATTCTCGTCCGTATCAAAAAATGCTTTATTCGCTTTGTTTGATTCGCCTTTTTTATTATCTCCGTCAACATACCACTCAAGGCTTGATGCATATGCATTCTTGCCTAAATTATACGGAATATCAGCTATAACTAATTGCGCTTTTGGTATACTGTACCGTTTGTAATTTTGGAAATGATCATTAAATAAATCGTATTTTACGCTCATCCTTCCACCACCTCTTCCACAGGCACAGCAAATGCCCACAGGTTATTATCTGCTGATTTTATTTCTTTTTCTGTTAAATAGTAGCGATACCCTAATACATCAGAGCTAGTTGTTAAAGTTGGACTTATTCCGTCACATTCGTACTCATCAATGACTAGATAATATTTAAGGTCAAGGCTAAGAGTAACTGTATACAACGGCTCTTTCTCGACCTCGTAGCCGTCTTTCATGCGGACAAGGGTTTCGATTGGATTGTTTTCAGCATTATCAAGCCAATTTTCAAAATCTGTCTCGTGTGGGTATCTTTTACCGTCCAATTCTCTGATTTTCGTAAAAATCGCTAAATCTAATGCATGTTTGTTATCCTCAAACCAATCCGCCACAATCTTCGGTACAACTGGTTTCTGCGATTCATTTAGTTGTTTTACTAAGCCAATCAGATTGAAATACGCTACTGTTTTTCCTCGCCAGTAATCCTCATATTTATCTATCCCAATGCAGCGTTTGGAATTTTTCTTAAGCTCTTCTAATGTCTCAATCAATGCTTGTTTATCAATTAATTCTTTTTTATTCATCGCTGTTCCTCCTAAAAAATTAACTGCCAAAGCAATATAATCACTTTCAATGATACAAATCCCACCAGTGCAATAATTACAGATATAAACGCACAGTTTATGAAACAGCCAACTAAGACGCTTGCTTCTTCTAACCAGTCTTTCATTACTGTTCCTCCAATAACTCGCTATTCTCGTATATATTTCCGATGACTTCGTACATGTATTCTTCAAACAGCTCTGTGTTAAAAATTCGATACTCTAAATCTTCATCAACAGTGGCACACACTAATCCCGAATGTCCTATTGAATTTTTGACAACACAAACTTTATTATCTAAGTAATCGAATCCGTTTTGTACGCTGACTAATACTACATCCCCTTCAAATATTTCTACGCCATTCTTATCTTTCAGCCCTGTTGATTGCATGAGAATCACGTTTTCCAGACTTTCTTCGTCAATTCGGAATGTATTTCTTCCGGGATTAGGATATAAAACAGCTATTTTATTATTGTTCCAACTTATAGCAACTACGTTATGAAACATTTCATTTGTACCAATTGTTTTCCACGCTCGAAATCTCGGTATCATTCGCTGTCCTCCAACAAATCGAAAAGTTCCCCATGGTTTTCACCTTTGAAAATGTTATATGGAATGACTTTATCTTTTTCCTCATCATATCCATAGTCCCAAAGATCATCCGCAAGCGACGTTTGACACCACGCTACGCCAATTATGTTCTCATCTGCTTTCATAGCTTCTATCACTTCAATTTGCTGTCCAAAATTTGAATTGGGATAAACACTGTAATATTTTTTAAAACTAGTTAGTAACTGATCAATATTTTCTTTTAGAACAATGACGTTGTCGAATGTACTGCCCAGCACAACATCTTCGTACTCTTCGTAAATGCCTTTTCCAAAACAATTCCAAGTACGATCAAATCCAAACATCATCCCCTCACCAAGATCATATTTTTCACTTAAGCTATTCCAGACGTGCATACCACCTAACCAGCTATTTTGAGCTGATCCGTAAGGTACAACGTCCCCATTTTTCTCTATTGCATAAATTTCTGTTGTACTCATTCGCTGTCCTCCAAATCACTCGACTTCACGAATACACCATCTACCATCTTCCCTGTACGTCCTTTGATTTCGTTGTATGCTTGGTTCAGACACTCGTACAAATCCATATCATTTTGCATAGCTAAAATAATCAAGGTTACCACTACATCACCAATGCCATCTCTTAAAGCATCCTTCTCTTTTCTAGCTAACGCTGCTGCGACCTCCCCAACTTCTTCGACAGTTTTTAACATTTGCTTACTAGATTGGGCTTGATCCAGTCCCTTGTCTTTTGCCCACTGCTCTACTTTTGTGATTAGTTCGTTCATTTTTTCTCCTCCAAATGTTTAAATTGACGACCTTTCGAATCAACGTTCTCGCGTTTAGCCCTAGTGATTAGTTCGTTCATTTTTTCTCCTCCAAATGTTTAAATTGACGACCTTTCGAATCAACGTTCTCGCGTTTAGCCCTATCCCAAATAATATTTTTGCTTAATCCAGTAATTTCAGATAACTGTTCAGCAGTACCTGTTACTAGAATTCGATCACCATGCCAGATTGCAATTTTTCTCGGCGTTTTCCGTTTGGTTTTTTCAGCCCACATTGGTTTACCAAGCTTTTGGACTTCTGCAACTATTTCTTTGTCTTCTTGCCAATTCTCAGAATGTGTCAGTTCAATGATTCTTTTCATTGCAGCCTTCTTATCCACGCTCATTCCTCCAATCTACGAATTTCCCTTCTTAAATTCTCTATGTGCAAATCAATTGCCTTTTTCGCCGTTTCATTGAACATTACTGCCTTTGTCCGCTCCAGATCGTCAATTTCACGCTGAAGGCTTCGAATACGCATTTGAATCACTTCTTCTGTTGTCATGATGGATCACCTCGTTAAAACCGTTCTTCCTTGAACGTATTCCGATATTTTTTAGCTAAAATCAACGGCACTTGATATTTATGACAAAACAATTTTGCCTTGATCTTAAAGTCTTTTGTCTGCATTCCTTTGACATCTACGACTTTGACAAGTTTGCCGTTTTTATAAAATGTGAAGTCGGGAATATACTCGATCTTGCGATACTTCTTTCCGTCTAGTTCAAATTTCGGCATCATTGCCGTTTTTATAAAATGTGAAGTCGGGAATATACTCGATCTTGCGATACTTCTTTCCGTCTAGTTCAAATTTCGGCATCAGCTCAAATCTTTCCTGAAGTTTTACTTTCCAACCATTCGCCTGTGCTTGCCACAGTGCCAAATCGTAGTACTCTGCTTCTGCCTTTGAATCGAACTTGATACCACGATGAACAGTTTTTTTATCACGGTATTTATTCATGCGATACTACCTTTCACTGGTTTTATGCGCTTGTCTGCTGTTTGTTGGAATTTCAGCGCATAACCTTCTGAATTCTTAAATATCCTAGAAACAATTCTTTCGCCGTAGGCTTCTCTTAGTTCAGGACCAGATAAGTTTGTTGTGATGATCGTTGCCTTGTTCTGTCTGGCTTCTAAGAGCGTGTTTAACGTGTTGTTTGTAAACTGCCTACTATTTGATACCCCGCTACCTAATTCAGCTCCAATATCATCAAAAACCACCAAATCAGTTGTTTTGATATCGGCTATAAGCGATCCTTCAATTTCTTTTCTCAGTTCAGCATTGTTATAAGAAAACTTTATTTGCTCTAATAACTCTTGATAGCTTATAAAAAGTATTTTCTTGTCATAATTTGAGCGCTCAAGTATTTCCCAAGCTGTCGCCATTGATAAGTGGCTTTTTCCGCTTCCTGATTTCCCTGATAGAATGAAATGTGAAGGATGGTTCAGTAAGACATCATTTACAAAGCTTTTAGCTCTTTCTAAAGCAATTTTCGTTTCTTGGTCCACTACGTGATAATTCTTCATTTTGCATTTAAACAAAGTTTTATCTGTTAATACCGAACCATTTTGAAAAAAACTCAATGCTCGTGCTTTTAAGCTATCGTTATATATCCGTTCGGTCTGTATATCCTCTTTCACACGTAACGCTTTATAACCACAACTCATGCATGTTGGTTTACAACGTTCTGAACCATCCTTATTTTTAGCTCGCCAACTATACAAAGGTTCGCTACATTCTGGACATTTTCCGCTTTGCACTAATACTCTTCTTATTAGTTTCTCCATAGCATTTGCTAGGCTTTCCATGTGATGCATCTCCTTTTTAAATTGGCAAGTCGTCATATTCACTAGGATTGCTGTACTGTAGTTTTTGACTTTGCTTTTTATGATTCTTCTTGTCTGCTTTGATTTCGAATTTGAGCTTCTCAAATTTTTCTCTCAATTTCTTAGCACTTCTAATATTTCCAAACCAAAATTCATTTGTAGGTAGCCAATTGATCACATACTCAATCGCTTCTATAGATGCTTTATCTCTTTCTTCCATCAACCTGATTGTGTCTGCCCATTTTTCGATATCTACTTTATTCATTTCTTTTGGAAAATCTTCAGTTAAATTACTTTGCAACTTTTTAGCAAGGCGTAAGTGTTCGTCAGAATACTTACCTTTCTTTTCTTCTTTATCTATATCTATATCTTCTTCTATATCTTTATCTGTACCGTCACGTGACGTCACGCTAACGTCATTTTCCAATTTGAGACGTTCCTGTCTCTTTCTTTCTCTGTATTTACGGTTTCTTTCAGCGTTTTTTAGCCTTACTTTATCCATCCCTTCGATATTTTGATGCTTTTCCCAATTACTGATGGCAATTAGTCCATCACTGCCTAGATCAATCATGTTGAAATTTGCCAATGTAGTTAGCGCTAGGCGAACCGTATTTACGTTTTTGCCGAACAATGTAGCAAGCATTTCTTCGGTATAAGGCATGTTCCTCTGGATATATATCAGACCATCGTCGTTAGTCTTTCCTGCTAAAACTAGTAATCGAATCCATATAACGATGATGGCATCCGACTCAGGAACAGCTTGGATTAATCGTATTTTTTCATCGTCAAACATAGTAGTTTTAAGTTTGATCCAACTTATCTCAGCCAAATTTATCCTCCTATCCTTAACTTTTTAATTGTTTCCTGGTTTAACTTGATCCCTTTGATTTGATATTTATTTTTGAAATTGATCACACCTATTTTGTGTTTCTCCGTGTGATGGATTCTGCAGAGTGCTGCAAATGTGTACTCTGAATGATCAACTTCTTTGCGCTTTCGTCTTCCTAGTGCTTTGTCAAAGTGATCGATGTCAGCTCCTGTTTTGCCACAGATGCAGCAGACTCTTTTTGTAATGCATTTGTAGAAGTAATATTCTTGATTCGCTGGTAAAATCTCATAGCCTTCTTTGAAAGGAATATGATGTTCAAAGATAAAATCTAGGATGATATTCGCTAAGATATTGGCATCACTCACGGTTGCGCTCGATTCGTCTTTGAGGCTTATTTTGCGCCCTGTGACACCTTCGAAACGGAAGTAGAAGAATTCCTTCCAGAAGTCCGTTGGCATGCCTGTGTCGATAAAAATATCGCCTATAAGTGCATAGATAAAGTTTCGTTGCTGCACAGTGAATCGACGTGGATCAATAAAACGAATTTCAATGATTCGATCGCCATCGTAANAAAATATCGCCTATAAGTGCATAGATAAAGTTTCGTTGCTGCACAGTGAATCGACGTGGATCAATAAAACGAATTTCAATGATTCGATCGCCATCGTAACCGTCATACATTGTTTTCAGCCGTTCGATATTTACTTCTTCATTGATTGTTGCACCAATGTCGTTACCTTTAAATTTCTTTAGTACCGCCGAGTATGAATCTATTAGTGGTTTAAACACTCATATCACTTCTCTTTTGTTTCTTCTTTGTACTGATCTTCAAGCCAGTTAACGCCTCGTTTTAGCACGCCTAGATCACGTTTAGTCCATTTACTGTCATCGGCAGTTATAGAAGCTGCATCAGTCAATGCGACAACTGCTTCGTCAATTGATTTATCGTACTTGTTAGCAACCAATTGCAAAGCATCTAAGAATAGCTTTTTGCTTCTTTGAGTAGCTGGTTCAAGCATCGAGACATCTTCTGGCATGTCTTCACCTGCAAAAATATATAAACCAAGTCCAAACATAGCAAGATTCTTTACTAGGCAGCGCATGATCGTCTTATTGATATCGAACATAGTTGCTGCTTCAACTCGCTTTTCAATTTTTCCAACAATCTCTTTTTTCTTCGTTTCGTTATTCCACTGATAATCATTGACTTCGTAGGTATATGGCTCATCTTTCATTGCCTTGTTTGCACCATCCATGACTGGTAACCACATGTCACGCTTTACTCCGTTGACTGTTATACTGGTAAAAATCATATAGCCTGTTTTTTCATCGAAGAGGTACGGACGATTTGTTTCTGGATCACGATAGACTTCGTAGTCTACTTCTTCGCATATTTTGCTGACTTCTGCCCACGCCCATGCCCAAGACAAATAGGTTAGTTTGTTTCTTTTTTCGACAACATCATTGACAGTTATTTTGTATAGACTGTTGAATAATTTGTTATCGTTGCGTTTTGTAACTTCACTCATCAAATTCTGCCTCCATTTCAGCAATGTACTTCCTGCCTGGTCCGTAATAAGAGATATCAATCAAGTTATCTCTGCCGTATTCTTCCAGCGCGTCAATCAAGCCATCTTCGATGACATAGATGTATTCAGGTTTGTTCGAATGTTTTGATAGATGAATAAGATAGACATGTCCCCAAATGCTCACAAAATTCCCCAAATCATCTTGATCACATGCTAGTGCTTCATCTGACAAAAGATTTCTTCTGATTTTCCGATTGTTAGCTCCTTCAATTTTCGACTTGCCCCATTCGGGATCAGTCAAATATTGATCTAGAGTGGAAAGTTCTTTTTCCATGTGGTAACATCTCCTTAGATGTATTTTGTATGTGACTCATTGCTTTGGACGGCTGAGTCACTTTTTTATTTGTTGCCATTTCTTTTGTGTTTCGATACGTTGCTTGCTTAAAATGATTGGTTTGTTGTATTTCCACCAACGATTAGCAATTATCGTTCCTATTTTCAATGCTTCAGCTCTATTCATCCTCTAACAACTCCGTTTGTTTAATAATGGTCATCGTCGCTGTAGACGGCATCCAGTTATTAATGAACTCGATTACATCATCGAACTGTTTTGCTTTGATGCGATTTCTAGCAACTGCTCCAGTGATACGCTTAATTCCACCATTTAGATCTTTGAACAACTCAGTTCTTGCTTTGCTATTTAAATGTTGCTGATCGCAGAGAATTCTAATCTTATTACGAACCATATTAGAAATTGTTCGATAGTCTGGTTCAGCTAGAAGTTGATTGTTCTTCAAATCATTTAAATCGGACTCGATTGCATCAACTCTTTCGTTCGTTTCTTCATTTGCAGCCAGAGCAAGCAAAGCCATCTCTCGTTTAGTTTTTGGGAGTAATGTTAAGGAACCTTTTATTTCTTTTTCCATCTTATTGAAGGCCTCGATATATTGAAGTTTAAAATTTAAAGCCTTCTTGCCAGTGAACCCCATCGCCAATAGTGAAAAACCGTCTCTATTCATATAAATGATTCGATATGATTGTTTGTTTTGAGGATGAACATAAGTATCTTCCCAAAATAGGTCTGCCCAATTTTCGGCAACCCCCTCTTTTAGTTCATCAATTGCTGATAAAACGTGTCTGTGTTTTTTCTCGAAACTTTCTGCAACTTGCAAGCTCGTAGTCACAGCTTCTTTATTTTTCAAAATTACTAATTCTTGCATTATTTCTTCTCTCCTTTTGGTATAATTTAGGTAAAAAATGGTGGTGTACTTTTATGGACTTTAAAAATCAAAGATTTTCT